AGGATTTAGAAGTTTATGTGAGAAATGGTACACTTGCGGAAGACTATCCGAACATGATGGCGCGCATGGAGCGCCGTGTGCCTGGCAACCTGTCCTATGAAGCACTCAGGCTTGCCAGGACAGAGTATGGCATGGCCTTTAACGAGTCTGTCTATAGCAGGGGAACAATTAACCCGGCTTATTTAGGTGTGCAATATATGTTATCAGATAGTCATCCGGAGCCTGACATTTGTGATGACCTAGCGTCTGCAGACCTTTATGGTCTAGGTCCGGGTGTGTACAAGAAGGGTGAGGAGCCAACATTCCCGCATCCTAACTGCTACGATGAAGTAACAGAGGTTTACACAGACGAAGGTTGGAAGTTGTTCAAAGACCTGCATGGTAGCGAGCAGATATTAAGCATGAACCCAAAAACCCAAGAGATGGAATGGGTTGGTTATGATGCATATGTGAGCTACCACTTCACAGGCAAGATGATAAGTTTCAAGACGAATAGTTACGATCTCTTGGTCACCCCTGATCACAGGATGCTGGCAGGTGTGAGCAAGTGGTTTATAACGTCTGCAAAAGAGTTGTTGGATTGGGAAGGAAGTGTATTCAAACTTCCTCGAACCGGCGTGTGGAAAGGCGTAGAACCCAAGGTAATTAAATACGGTGGGTTGGAATTTGAGCCTGAAGTGTTCTGTAAATTTATGGGGTACTACTTGGCTGATGGCTGCACAACTCCAAGATATGATAATTGCTATCAAATCTGCATCGCCAAGACAGGCGAAGGTAAGCAGAAAATCATTGATGATTTGGCTAACATGCCCACAAAGGTAAGCGTGGGACAAATGCTTTACATGTACCACTTTGAGTTAGGCCAAGAATTGGTGAAGTTAGGAAAAAGCTACGAGAAGCATATCCCTGATGAAATCATGGGCCTATCGCCTAGGTTGATCAAGGTGTTTCTTGATGCTTTCCGGCACTGCGATGGGCATGATAGGGAAACAACTTGGGAAGATAAGAAGTTGGCGTCCAAGGAGAAGATATATTTCACCACAAGCAAGAAGATGGCTGACCAACTTGGCGAGTTGATTGTCAAAGCTGGGTACTTCCCGTCTTATTATCTGCAAAAGAGTAAGGGCAAACAGGTGGAGTTCTCAAACGGAACATATACCATGAACCATGACCTATGGAGGATCAGCCAGAACAACTCCAAAAACGCATGGTATCATCGAGGCGAATCTAAAGGATTGAAGGTCGAGGAAGTGGACTATGATGGCATGGTCTACGATGTTCAACTTGAAAGAAACCACATTCTTTGGGTACGTCGAAACGGCAAGACCGCATGGTCTGGCAATTGCCTCTGCTACGTTGTGCCCGTTACGCTTGACCGAGAGGAGTTCGTGGATGATTTGATTCGCTGGCAGAAAAACCCCAGCTCCGTTGACTATCTAGAGGATTGGTATAACAACGTGTATCGTCAGATTGTATGAGGGGGTGCCCAACATCAAGAAGGTGCGATACAACGATAAGTTTCTCCGTTTAGCAAACGATGGTATGCAGGGCGTGTTTTGTTATGCCCAGTATTGGAGCCGTCTATCAGACGAGAAACGATTTAGCGTCTTGGAATCGTGCAAAATGATGAAGATGGCTATCCCCCACCTGCAGGGAGCACGTTTAAGAGGAGAGTTGACCCGAAAGCAACTAAGGGAACTAAACATTTTAGAACGAAGATATACCGAAGCTAAAGGCCTTTTGAAGATACTCGAACAATGGGATAAATCATGGTATGAGAGGGGAAAAGACCATGACAAAGGTTAAATGCGACAAATGCCCTGCGGGCTTTATCGTGCAGGACAACATGTTTACCAGACCACTTGAACATGACGTTGAAGAAGTTGGTTTTCGATGCCCCGAATGTGGCGATGAAACCATCGCTTATAAGATTGATGATGAGATTAAGACCCTGCAGGCCAAGGTGGAAAGGGAACGCAAGCGGGCCGAGAAGAAAATTCGGGCTGGCGTGCCTACCAACAAGGCAGAACGTCACTTGAGGAAAGCGCAGAAAATGCTCAAAGATAGCATGGACAAGCTCAACGGCAGAGAAAATGCTTGAACCAACCCTCCATGAATCTTGGAATGAGTTTATTGAGCCGTTTCGTAGAGCGTATTACAGGTTTATTCAGCGTTGTTTCGATGTCATAAAAAGCCCTCTTAGGGGCTTAACTAGCTTATTGAACCGAATACACAAAGCACTGTCCTAGCGATGGTGCTTTTTTCATACCCGAAAGGAGAGGGAATAATGCAAAACCTACCGACGTTTCAAAAATGCACGTTCGGAATATGTGAACTGTGTGGAGGTTTTTCCCACAGGGGTGGCGTGATGGGCCTGGTTAAGGATCGGTCCGGACAAGACGTCATGCCTGTTCGCCAGGTGTTCATTTGCGATCCGTGTCTAGAACAAATCGGCACAGTTGAAGAAAACGAACAAAAAATCAAAGACGAGCTTCTAGGAGATTGCCTTGCTCCGCTGAAAGGATTAGGCAAATTGGAACAAGTCAAGCTTGATGGTAGCGAAATCAAGCCTGGCACCCTAAAACCTACCGAGATGAACACAGAGACGAAAAAATTATTTGAGGATCTCTTCATAGATGTACACGTAAGCTTCAAAACGGACAACGAATTAATGACAGAAGTTAAGCGATTGCGGAAACTAGTGGAGATCGAACGCAGTGCGAGAAGCGACTTGGAGCGCATCAGAGAGAAGTTTGCCGATGACCCGTTACTACGTGGAATTTATAGCTCAAGCACACAGTATGCTTTTGATCAAGTGACTAGGGCTATTGATGAAACCTTTGGTGTTCTCTTGGGAGAGGGGGAGGATGAATGATTGCCTTCTGGGTTGGAATGTTTGCAGTGGTTATGTTGCTTCTGATGTGTTTTGAACCTAGGGGCGGTGGGTATTCGGCAAGGCCAACAGGCAAGGGGCCTGGGAGACCACCCCAAGGGGGAACGGGTAGAACATTCCGCAAATGCCCCAGTTGTTGCTATTCTGGGGAGCCACCCCATAATCCCGGGGAATTACCCAAAGCGGGGAGTGGCCAAAGCAATTGACAAGAGAAGAACTGTTATCAAAAGCAAACGCCCTCATCCAAGAGTGGCGTATTATTTTGCGCTTAGAACATTGGAATGTAAGGGCGATGATAGTGCATCCTTCTGAAATTACGGGCCGGCAGGCCACTATCACATTCAATAGTTGCAATAGTCTGGCACAAATACAGTTGGCGGATCCTGACATTCTCAAAACGTCCGAAATGTGGGCGGACTTCCACAATTTAGAAAAAACCATTGTGCATGAATTACTACATCTCATGTTGGTTGGTATGGAAGATATTTGGTCTCATGTGATGGAAGAAATTAGTCCCAGCGCTAGAAGTATCGCCGAAAAACAATGGGAGATAGCGTCTGAACAGCCAGTAGAGTTGTTAGCTAAGATATTAACTTCCCTGAAAGGAGGTGACAAAGATCAAGAAGTTTGAAATCAAGGATACCGTATCGCTTAAAGAGTGGAAACCCAAGGGTATTTGGTCCACGTTCAAAAAAGGCTTAGACGAGGGCTATGGTGGTGTGCAGGAGGCTATCAAAGAAGCCTATGCGGTCACTACGTCAACAATTGATGAGAACTTTGCAAAGGAACACGCGTTTGGTTTGCACCATGAAGTTACTGAAGCGGGTGAGGTTGTGCTTAACAAGTTTGCTCTTGCTAAGGCTGTAGCTGATTTATCGGCTAACACTACTTTGACCGAAGAACAAAAAGCGGAGGCAAGAGCGCATTTGCTCAGGCACTACGAAGAACTCGAAGAAGATCCTCCGGCGAGTCTGGTCGAAGGTGAAATGTCAATTCTGGAAGCGACAATTGAAGGAATGAAGCCGGCAGATATTCCTGTAGCACCAGGCGTTGACTTGGAGGCCATCAAAGCTGGTGACGATGATCCTTTAGAGGTTGTTGTTAGTGTGCCTGAAAGTAAGTCGAAGCGTGGCTGGTTTTATGCTGGCGAGAGTTTGCAAGACATTGTCAACTTCGTTAATGCAGAAACCTTGTCAGGATTTTTGGGACACCAGAAACCAGATAATGTTGATACTGAATTCCCCACCCCTGTCACCCATTGGGTAGGGGCTAAATGGGAAAATGGCAAGGCTTACTTTAGGGGTGTGGTGGACAAGGTTGCTCCCGATCTTAAGCGGTGGATTCGTTCCAAGCGAGTGACCCAAGTTTCAATCTTTGGTATTCCTACGCTTAAAAATGTTGCTGGTGAAGTTCACGTTGTTGGCTATAAGCCTTTATCTATTGACTGGACACCACTTCACAGGGCTGGAATGCCCTCCGAAGTAGTTGCTGTTGGGGAAATGTTTGAAATTCCGATGTTGAAGGACACTGATGGAAGCTTTGAATCGTTCAGGGAAGTAATGGACACCGTTGTGCGTAATCGTTTTAAGACTAATGAAAATTGGGTTTGGCTGCAAAGGATATTTGATGACCATGTAATCGTTCAACTGGAAGCAAAGGATCAAAGTTGGAAGTTGTATTCCGTACCTTACATTGTTGAGGATGGGGAAGTTGTTTTGGGTCATGACATGACCGAAGTTGTAGAAAAAAGAACCTTTGTTCCCACAGGGGAAACCAGTACAGAAGGAGCTGAAAATATGAATATTAAAGAAATGTTGGCGGCTATCCGCTCTGCGATGGCCAAAGGCGAAACCGATCTAGAAAAAGTATTGGGTGAAATTGGATTGACCAAAGAACAAGTTGTGGAACAGTTTGCAGGTGAACAAATTGCCAAGTTCAAAACTGGTGCTGAATTTGGGGCCAAACTATCTACTACCCTTGGATTCACCGAGGAAACCGATACAAAGGACGCTCTAAAGGTAGCTGGCGAGATGGCAGAAGTCTGGAAAGCCCTTGGCTTCGATAAGGACAAGCCTGAGAGACCCGCTGAAATCGTTGGGGAGATGGTTAACGCCATCGAAACACAAGCCAAAGAAGCTCACGCCAAGTTGATTGAAGAAACCATCCAAGAGAAGGTCACTGGCGAACAAGCTCAAGTCGTGGTAACCAAGATGCTTAACGTAGCTGACGGCGCAACCAAGGAAGAGATTGTCGGCGAAATCGACAACATCTTGGCCGATGAAGCTATCAAGACCATTTTGGGTAAGAACTTCGTTGAACCATCTGTACCTAGAGGTGGTAGCACAGAAGGTGCACCTAAGCACTTAGTCCAAAGAACAGCGTCTATTTAATAGGAGGAGGAATGAAGAATGGCTATTAAAGGCAATCCGGTACCAACTACAGTGTACCAACAAGGCTATTTCAAAGTAAGTGATGGCAAGAGTGTTAGGGTTACTGTCCCTGCCAGTTCCGAATACAAGGCGGGGGAATTAGCTCTGATTAGTGGCTTTCTCGGGTTTCTAACGCGAGATGTCAAGACGGGAGCAGGCGAAACTGCTGAAGCCATCTTGGCCATCGAGGTAGCTGAATATGAAACGGATCAAATCGATGCCACCAAGGATTTTGATAAAGGCGACAAGATTTATTGGGATGCAAGCACATCCAAGCTCACTACCGACGCTAAAGCTGTGTTTGCTGGTGTGGTAACAGCGGCCAAGGACACCAACAATGTGATTTGGTTTGTGCTCTGGCCAGGGTTTGTAGCTGACACTTCGCTTGAAGTGATTGGCGAGCTCGGCGAGCTTGCTACTACAGACAAAACCAGCATCGTTGATGCTGTCAACGAGGTTAACACGAACGCTGATGCAGCTCAAGCAGATGCCAGTACGGCGTTAGCTAGAGTGGCTGCTAATGTGACATGTGCTGAGGATGCTACTGCCGAGGCTGTACGTACTGCTCTAATTGCACTGTTAGGCGCGCTGGAGACGGCTGGTCTAATGGCTCCAGTCGAGTAGGGCCTCCAACATGGGGTCGAGAAGCATTGTCAAGAACAATTTAATCAATGGAGGAGATAAATAATGGCGACAAAAATTGTAAGTATCGAAACAGCCAGAGCCGCACGTAGACAAGGCACTTTCGAGCAGAAGGTGCCTTTTGTGTTGGATGGAAAAGAGCATAGCGTGGAAAAGCGCATTGTGAACGGAGAAATGGAAGTGTATGCCCTGAGCAAGCCTGTGGGTGAAATGATTACCACCGATGCAGTGCGAAAGGAACTCCTGGAAAAGGTCGTGCTTGACGTTGAGTTAGGCAGAGAGACCACTCCTACTCTTTACACGCCAATTTATGAGCGTATCGAAGACAGGAACTTCCCGGAAGTATTCGATGCTAAGTGGGCACAAAAAGGCGTTATCGTGTTTGCTGAACACATCGAAGGTGAAGAAGTTAAGTTTGGTCACTTGCAAGCAGAAGAAGGCCCAACAGCCCGCATTGTAACTTATGCTGCAGGGATCGAATATACCGAAGACATGGTTGAGTACAACCGAACCTTTGAGATGGACGAGATTGATCGTGCGTTTGGTGAAGCATACAATGCTTTGCTTAACCACATCCATTTAGGACCCATCATTAGCTACAGCTACGGTGCTGGTAATAAGACGGGGGCCGTCCTCATTGACGTTGAAGGGAATCTACCCGTAGAGGGCGACACCTCGTTCGCCGCCCATCCTATCTTGAGTCTCCGCGAGACCCTTAAAAAGGGTATGGCTGATGCAAGACAGGCAAAGCGTCCTGGCAACATTTTGCTGGTATCCGGCACAAGACTTGACCACATCCAGGAGGCTCTAGGCAAGTTCCACGTTCGTGGTACTGACTACGCTTCTTTGACTGGTATTGACCAAATCATCGCTTATGATGGCTGGGAAATCCAGATCGGTAAGAAGTCCTACAAGTACAACGGTATCGCTGATAACAAGGCGTATTTGATTCGTCCAAAGCGTGGTTTCAAGGAGCTTATCAAGCATGATCTGCGGATTGACGCAACACTCGCTGATCTTTCCCGCTTAGTGGAAGCTCAAATTGTAGGTCGTGCCCGTCGTGGTGTATTCGCCGCTCTGGATGAGAACGTTCAAGAGATCACTCTGCCTGAGTTTTAGGCGGTGATTAAATGAGATGCGTTGATTGTACGCATTATCCCTGGGTGCTAACAAGTGATCCAGGGATGATGTTCCCCATGAAGTGCCATCCCGATTTGGAAGCCAGACGGTGGACTAATCAAACCAAGGAATCTGAAAGGCATTGTCCTTATTTCAATGATGCCCAAGGTGAACCTTTTGTTGCTGAAAAACCTTCGGGCGATAACGCTGGCGGAAGCGGATTTGTCAACGAGGAGAATTTCTCCGCCAAAGAACTTAGGGCAAGGGCCGATGAACTGGGCATTGAGTACAAGAACGGTGCTACTAAAAAGCACCTAGTGAAGCTCATTAACGACTATTTGAAGGGGTGATACAATGACCCCCACACCTGAATTAGTGGCAAGGTTAAGAAGGTTTCTGGGGGAGAAAATTCCCCCAGGCGGAACGGAAGCTGATACACGGTTCGAGGATAACGAACTTGAGGATCTACTGGAAGAATCCCAAACTATTTATGGAGCAGCGTCCCTTGGATGGACCGAAAAGGCCGGAATGTTCCAAGAGGAAATGGGAAGTGTTGAGGAAACCAGCACGGGATCAGAGCGATACCGTTTTATACAGCTTAAAGACAGGCTAGCCTATGCCCAAACAATGGCACAGGACTATCGCCGGCGAGAGTTAGAGGAGCTGGAAGGGCAAAACAGGGGCAGTTTGGTCTTGAAAATCGCCCGCCCCGAGGTGCTATAAATGGATCTTACCGGGCGCAGGAAGTTAACTGCCAAGGCGATTGAACTTAGTCCCTCCGAGATAGTCCTAAAACGGTGGATGCGTGTTCCTGACGGTGCTGGTGGATGGCTGGATGAACAAGAAGTCAATCTTCCTGCCCAGACCTTTAGGGTCTACTTGGGCAGTAGTTCTTCTAAGGACATTGTAAAAGATGGCGGGACACTACAGATCAACAATCGAGAAATGCTTTGCCCATGGGATGCGGATGTAAAAATCAAAGACACATTTAAGTTAGACGGGGTTAATCACCGAGTTGCAGTGGTTAATCCCGTTCGCTATTTAGGTGAGATTGTATCCTTGCAGTGCATTATTGAGGAGGTGGTTTGATGGCTGGCTCCGCCGAGGTGAATCGAAACATGCGAATGGCGGCAGAACGCCAGAAAGCCGCCTTGTATGCATTAAGTCAACGATATGCTGCGCAGATGGAGGCTCACGCAAAAGTTAATGCTAGGTGGCAAGATAGGACAAGTATGGCTCGCAGAGGACTGTTCGGATACTCCATGCAGAGAGATCAATCTTTGGTAACTCGTATAGCTCACACAATGGACTATGGAGTGTACTTGGAACTAGCTAATCAAGGGAGATACGCCATCCTCATGCCTACTGTCAGGCGGTATGTAGCTGACTTCCTAGAGGATGCACAAAAGGTGGTGTCCGGATGAGGGTGGCACTTTATCAATACTTAACTGAAAACTGCCAATCGATTAAGTCCTGGCACCAACCCGGCGGACCAGATAAAGACACTCAAAAGCCTTACGGCGTCATTAAGCTAGGCGAAGAAATGAGAGCCCCTTTTAATAACAGGGGGTTTTTTCGTGAGTTGACGATTTGGCCCTACTTTGACCCCGGAAGCTTCATTCCCGTGGATCAAGCTGTTGCAGAGTTGAAGGGGTTGCTGGCTGGTGAGATTCTCACCACAAGCACAGGCCACAAGTTTGAAATTGAGTGGGTGCATACGGGCGGAGACTTTCAAGACCCCGATCTTAATGCAATCACTCGCAGGATAGAATTTCGAATCCCACGTGTTGGGAGATAAAAAGAAGGAGATGAAAGCATGAGCGATATTTTATACGGTTGCAGATTGATGATTATCAAAGAAATCGATCCAGAAACCGGCTTGGAAAAGGCTGCAGGCAAGACGGCTCGCTTTGAAACACCACAACAAGCTGGCATTACTCATCAATGGATCGAGGGACAACGAGCAGAGCTTCGAGGCGGAGATCGCTTAATCGCCACCATCGAGGAACAAGCTGAATTGTCTGGGGTTGAATTAAGCTTCACGAACGCCGAACTACCGGGCGAAGCACTTGCGATGCTTGCTGGCGGGACATATGCCACAGACAAGTATAGTGCACCTAGGATTGGTGAACAGCCCAAGCCGGTGATTGCAGAGCTTTATGTAGCCAGATACGCCGAAGGCAATAACGATGCCTCTGCGATTGTAGGTTATAGAAAGTGGACCTTCTGGAATGTAACAGGTCGTGTGCCTAACTACACTCCACAGGACCGTAACTTCTTAACCCCTCAGTTTGCTATTCGTGGTAAAGAAAACGTCAAAGCAGACAAGCCCATTTATGAGTGGGAAGATGTTGATAGCCTGCCAACCGCTGGATAGGTCAATCGAGGTCGCTCTCACAAGGGGCGGCCTCCCCTTTTAGCCCTACAGAAAGAGGTGAGCACATGCAAATTGAACTTATCTTAAACGATGGTCTGGGAGAGTCAATCCTATTACCGCCAGAGTTGGCCCTTGATGGTTACACAATAAAAAAAGAAATCCCAGGCACCATTATTCCGGGCAAGTCTGGGCGCAGGACATTCAAACACTTGCAGCGACTTGAGCCAACCACCTTAAGGGCTTCGGGGACAATAGAGTGCTTTAATAAGCAGGAAGCGGACGACCTGGCAGCTCTTTATAGAAGCAAATTAGTCAACGAAGACGTGATGTGGCTGAAGCGCTTTGAAGGTGCCGACAAGTACATTAAGGTGCAATGCACAGATATAGACCACAACCCACATAGGGGGCACTTTGGAGCGAGGGTATTCACACTTACAGCTACCTTTCAAGCCGATGATCCTTACTGGTATTCTACGGAGTACAACCAGGTGAAAAAGAATGTGGTGTTCACTCCGCCAATTACGATGCTTCGGGTCGAGAACAAGGGTGGCGTAAAGGCGAATCCGATGATCTGGATTTACGGGAAAACCGCAGGTGGGCTCCATACTAAGAACCCGAAACTAACAAACTACACGACTGGCCTTACTCTGGAGTACACAGGTGAGATTAAACAAAATGAGCTTTTGGTGTTTGATACAAAAAAGCGGAAGGCGTTATTTGTAGGGAACAACGTTCTGCAGAGCGGTGCGGCACGTTCTGGAACTTCTAACAGTATTCAATTAGCCACATCAGCATCAACAATTGACGATTACTACAAGGACCAGATAGTGAAAATCGTTAGCGGAACTGGCGCACAACAGTACCGGAAGATCATTGGTTACAACGGCAGTACAAGGGTGGCGTTGGTAGACGTCCCATGGGATGTAACCCCTAATGCCACGTCTGTATACGAAATCTACCACTTCTCTTGGGCTGAGGGTTACTACTTATACGAAGCTCAGGCCTATGGTGGTACAAGCGGAGTGAGTGTGATTAATGATGTCAACGCAGGTTACTTGGTTGATGGTTTCTATTTAGCTCCTGGTGTTAACTTGATTGAGCTCGAAGCCGATAACAACCTGCTAAATTTAGAAGTTCTATTCAAAGAGAGGTGGACATAGATGGCATACCCACCAATTCCCAGAGATCCTAGCGGTACCCCTTTGCCTGTTGTTTGGGATGATGAAACACAAAATTGGAAGATATACACTGGTGTCCTAACCGGTGTGGTTGACGAAGGAGACATTCTGGAGGAGGCAGACTAGATGAGTGATAAAAAGAAGCCTGTCATGGGTGCGATTAGAGAGGTGAAGCTTGTTTCGCCTGACGGAAGTGAACTCGTCGAAAACAATCGCTTACCAGTCGCCGGCGAGATTCAAATCCTTTTAGCTGATGGCACTGCAATAAGTGCAAGCAATCGTTTGCCAGTAACGCTTGAAGGCGATGTTTGGGTCGGGATCGAGGAAGGAACAAAACTTTAGAAAGGGTGACTCGAATTGGCAAAAGGTATACCGGTTATTGGAAGAGCGCCTGACAAAAAGGCGAAGATTATTAACGTGGACGAGCTGGGCAACCTTAAAGTCTCACAACTGGAAAGTAAGCTGGATGGCATAGAAAATAAGCTGGTTACCCTGGAACAGAAGTTAACTGATGGGTCCCAGAAAGTGCAACTATCTGGCACTATGACAGAGCGTTATGGTGCAGATGTAAACAGCAGACCGCCTGCAGATACAGTCCTCGCAGGCACTACTTTTACAGTCGTGGACGAAAGCGGATATTTCCAGACTTGGATATCCGATGGAACGAAATGGGTGGAGGTGTAAGACATGGGAATAACAATATTACCTAAAAATTTTTATAATAACTGGGAGACCACAAACTCCCTGCTAGCGTCAATTGCCAGGAATACAATTGATTTGCCGATAACATCTTGGCAACAGGTGCAAGGCATTGTCAGATCGGGTTTAGCAAGCAAGCTGTTTTCAATAGGTGATCAATTTATGGTCGAATTTGATGGTAATCCAGTGGTATGGGATGTCATTGGCATTGGCCATGACAAGCCTAGCAATCAGCTGTATGAGCACAGTTTAACAATACAGGCACACGACTGCTTGCTAAATGCACAATATAGTGCACCGCAAGCTTTGTACTATGCTGATACGCCATTGTCTGCGGGCGAACATAGGTTTACATTAAACAATGTGCAGTACACATTTACAACTTCGCAGGTCATTCCCGCTGGAGGGCAAGTGTACGTTAGTAGCTGGGAGTCAGAGGGCTATGTCCCGACAGCAATCGCCACTTATGATGCAGACCGTACTACATCGATAGAAACTGGCTTAACCGTCACACAGTCCGCCGGGTCGGATACGCTAGCACCAGTGAACCATCATCAAAGATGTCGATACGGATCAAACAACTACGTAGAAAGCGCAATCAGACAGTGGCTCAACAGCGATGACAGCGATTTTATATGGACGCCACAAACGAATTATGATAGACCTTCCACTTATTCCGGCGGAGGGTTTTTGCATCAGCTTGATCCAGAGTTGGTAGCCGTCTTGGGAGCGGTGGACAAGCAGGTTGCTCGAAATAACATTACTGACGATGGCGGTCAAGACACCTTTAGCGACAGGGTGTTTTTATTGTCTAGGACAGAAGTATATGGAGGTGCCGAGGGAGTAACAACGGGTGAAAATCCATATCCCTACTACGAGGCTATGGCATCAGGTCCTACAACTAATGCACTAGATGGCAGAATTAAATTCTTGGGTTCTTCAGCCCGTATCTGGTGGTTGCGTTCTCCGTACCCCGCGAACGCGCACGCTCCGCGTGTCGTGCATACCGATGGGAACGTGAGCACCAGCTATGCGTTGAGCTCCTACGGGGCGGCCCCCGCTTGTACTATCATCTAGAATCTTTTAATAGCCCCCGACAGGGGGCGCTGTTGTTTAAGGATGGGAGATAAATATGGCAGTCGTGAAGTCAAAACGTAAAGAGGGAGAGTTAAC